TATGAAACTAAATCCTTTGATGCAACCACAGATTTTTAAACCCAATCCTCCTACTGAGGAGATGGTAAAGAAAGCACAATTTATCGACAAAACTTACGTTTGGAAACATGCTCGTATTCGATCTGGAGACGGACGGTCTCCTAAATGATGTTACCTGTATTCACTGTATGGTCGTCTTTGATTCGGAGGTTGATGAGACATACATTTATAACGATCAAGGTGATCAAGAACCAATTGTTCGTGGCGTTCAATTACTTGAAGAAGCAAAGGTTATTTGTGGACACAATGTAATTGGATATGATCTACCCGTACTAGAAAAAATTTATCCTTGGTTTAATCCAACTGGATTTGTTTTAGATACCTTACTTTTGTCCCGCTTGTATCATACAAATATGATGGAAGTGGATAAGAAATTAGACATCAGTTATATGGCATCTCAGTTACGAGGTAGACATTCGCTTGAGGCATACGGTTACAGATTAGGAGAATACAAAGGAGCATTTGGCAAAACAACTGACTGGAAGGATTGGTCACAAGAGATGCAGGATTACTGCGTACAAGATGTAAACGTTACAAAAAAACTATGCGACCACTTCCACAAATTCCTGAGTGGGTCCTACTAGAGCACGAAGTTGCTCACATTTTATCTAAACAAGAACAACATGGCTGGTATTTCGATGAGCGGGCTGCATGGCAACTTGCATCGTCTCTCGAACAAGAACTTCGAGACATTGAAACGGTACTTCGCGAGAGATACCCTAACGTCGCAGGAGGTGAATTCACTCCAAAGCGAGATAACAAAACTAGCGGCTACATCAAAGGTGCAACCTTTACTCGATTAAAAGAAACAAACACTGGATCACGGGATCATATTTCATGGATATTGCAAACATTTTGTGGTTGGGAGCCGACACAGATGACAGCTACTGGGAAACCTATCATCGACGAAGTTGTCCTGACGGAAATAGCGTCTCCGATTTCTATGCAATTCGCGAGATGTTTGACGGTAACGAAAATGCTTGGTCTCCTCTCGAACGGCGTGAACGCATGGCTGAGGCTTGTTACGACATCTAGTCGAGTACATCATCACTGTTCAGTCACTACATCTACGCATCGAGCGAGCCATCGAAAGCCAAATTTATCTCAAGTACCTAGTAACAATGAATTTAGAAAATTATTTACAGCATCCCCTGGTCAAATTATGGTGGGTGCCGATCTTAGCGGGATTGAGCTTAGGATGCTCGCCCATTACCTTGGAAAATTTAGCTCCGAGTTTGGAGACACCCTCCTTACCGGAGATATCCATCAAGTCAATGCCGATCGAGTCGGTGTTACAAGAAAAGCTATTAAAACAATTACCTATGCCTGGTGCTATGGAGCTGGAGATGAAAAAATAGGTCATAGTTATGATCCTCAATTGCCGTCAGCTAAAGCTAAAAAGCAGGGTAAAGAAATACGAGCTGCATTTGTAGCTGCTATTCCTGGTATGTCTAAATTGTTAGACAACATTGATACAGCTGCTAAACGTGGTTACATCAAATCAATTGATGGCCGCAGGATTCAGCTTGATAGTCCACATAAGTCACTAAACTTTTTGCTCCAATCAGGGGCGGGTGTGATTGCGAAGAGGTGGATGTTAATCAACAACAAAACTATTAAACAAACAAAGCTGTGTGCGTCACAGCTGGCATTTATACATGACGAATTACAATTTGAATGCAACCCTGAACACTCAGGAGATTTATCAACATCCTTGGTATATTCAGCAATCGCTGCTGGAGAATACTACGGACTTAGAGTCCCCATTGCCGCAGAAGCTAAGGTCGGAAGGGACTGGTCCGAGGTCCATTAAAAGTATTGAATGGGCAGCTGGTTTATTTGAGGGTGAAGGCTGCCTTTCTTATTACAAAAGCTCTAACGTCTGGGGTTGTGTTATTGAAATGACAGACTATGATTGTCTGCACGATTTTTATACAACTATAAACTGTGGAACACTTTCCAAAGTTAATAAAAGACCTAATGCACCCGTACATTACAAAACTGTTTACCGTTGGGTTTTAAATAAAAAAGATCATATTTTTAATGTTGTTCAATTTTTATTTCCTTACGTCAATCAGCGCAGGCAAGAAAAATTCAAAGAGTTTCTTTCTTGGTACTTTAGAGGTAGTGTATGAAGCTTTTGATAGACGCAGATTTTATTGTTTATAAATCCTGTGCTGGCGCTGAAACAGAAATTGACTGGGGTGACGATGTCATTCTTGTTACAAGTAAATTCAGTGATGCGTATAACAATGTTCTAAGAGAATTAAATAAAATCAAGAATGAGTTTATTTGGGACACACCAGAACTAATATTATTCTTTAGTGACTCAAGGAATTTTAGGAAGAAAATTTACCCCGATTACAAAGGTCATCGAAATCGTAAAAAACCCTGTGGTTATAGGAGAGTCATTAACAAACTTTCTAAGGACTATCAAGTAATTAAATTGCCAGAGTTAGAAGCTGATGATGGTATGGGGATCTACGCAACAGCAAATCCTGGCAACATCATCGTTTCACCTGACAAAGATATGCGTCAAATACCTGGACGTTTATATAACATGGATGAAATGTTCACGATCACACCAACTGAAGGTGCTAAGTGGCACTTAATTCAGACAATGGCAGGAGATCAAACCGATGGTTACAGCGGTGTTCCCGGCATTGGAATCAAACGTGCAGTCACATTGTTTGAGGAGCATGGCTATAGCTGGAAGACAGTTGTCAAAGCATTTGTTGATAAAGATCTTACTGAAGATGATGCATTAATGAATGCACGTCTTGCTCGCATCCTTACATGTACTGATTATGACGAAGAAACCGTTATCCCTTGGACCCCCTCTGCCAATTATCGAATTGACGATGGAGCAGGAGTTCAAGTTGAGAAGGCTTGAAGACCTTCTACCTAATGCTGATAAAAAAGACATAATTATTTTATTCATGGCATTGCAAAAGCAGTGCTTTGTACTATCCAATTCTATTTCTAATCTTGTTAAACAATGGCCCAACCCTCACCCAACTATTACACCCGAGGATCCATAGAAGTATGGGATTTTATACGTGACCAACAGTTAAATTATCACCTGGGTAATGTTATTAAGTATGTGTGCCGAGCCGGTCACAAAGATGCTTCAACGAAAAGGCAAGACATTAAAAAAGCTATCCACTATCTTACGAATGAATTACAATACACATTGCCGCAGCTTGAGTCTTGCGGACCAGGCAGCAGAGTTTCGGACAGCGTATGGGATCCAGAACTCCACGGTGAGCCGGACTATGCAACGGGATTTGATCGTTGAAGAGTTTAAAGAGTTTATGTATGCAGCTACAGAAGAAGGATACGAAGCTGAGTTAAAAGAACTAGCTGATCTTGTTTATGTTTGCTTTCAGTATTCAGAAAATATGGAGTGGGATCTAGAGGAAGCACTAGATCGTGTACATAAATCAAATCTATCTAAGCTTGGTCTCGACGGTAACCCTATTCGGCGGAGGGATGGAAAGATCCAAAAGGGACCAAATTATCTACCACCTAATCTAAAAGATCTTGTTAAATGAGTCAATTAATTTCTAGAACTGGACGAGTTCAGGCATGGATGGATGATCCATCAGGCCGTCTCCCCGTGTCGTGCACGGTAATGAACGTTAGTAATGAATTAGAAGGTTTACATGGTATCCAAAATTCCTGGAAGTTCTGTAGTACAGCTCTACGCAATGGCGCGGGAGTTGCAATCCACTTATCACAGCTTGACCCACGAAACTTCGAGAGAGACTCTGGCGTCATTGCGAGTGGTCCTGTATCATTTGGACGAATCTATTCGGCTCTTAACGAAACTCTCAGGAGGGGTGGAAAATATAAAAACGGAGCCGTAGTTTTACATCTTGATGCAAACCATCCTGACATTATAGAGTTTATTGAAACACCTCGTGATCAATTGCCTTGGGCTAAACGTTGTGTAGATATTACACAAGAATGGTGGGATGAACTTGATACTGAGATGAGGTCTAAACTTCTTATTGGTATGAAGCGTGGTGACATTTGGCTAAACAAAGTTAAGTATGACAATGAAGGACAAAGAATCTTTGGAAATGTATGCCTTGAGGTTTACCTGCGATCACGTGGCACATGCTTGTTGCAACATGTCAACCTATCTGCCTGTGAGTTCGACTCAATCCCTCAAGCTTTCATTGAAGGTATGCAGGAATTGTGTGCCCTCCACCCTTGCACTGGTGTTGGCAATACGGGAGAGTACCTCCCATCTGAGACCGACCGTCAAGTTGGACTTGGGATGCTCGGACTTGCAAACCTGCTCAGACGGTACGGAGTAACTTATAAGCAATTTGGAAATGCTCTTGAGTCTTATATAAATGGTGAAGTAAAAGCTTCGCCTGCTTTTGAGCTTGCCTCCCAACTTGCTGTAGGTATTGATCAGGCAGCCCTAATTGCTAGGGAACACAATATGGTCCGAGCTTTTGCTATCGCTCCTACAGCGTCTTGTAGCTACCGCTCAAAGGATCTTGATGGTTATACATCAACGCCTGAGATTGCTCCTCCAATTGCACGTACTGTCGATCGTGACAGTGGCACCTTTGGAGTACAGACATACAACTATGGTGAAGTAGAAATTGCATCCGAAGTAGGATGGGATAATTTCATCAAAGTTGCAAATAATATTTTAATTTTATTGGATAGGACTGGACTTCTGCACGGTTACTCTTTAAATTGGTGGGCTGATTTAGTCACCATGGATGAGAGTTTCATTGAAGAGTGGCTTGAATCGCCCCAGACTTCCCTTTACTACAGCCTTCAAGTTATGGGCGACGTACAGGATAAGTCAAGCGTATATGCCGCTTTAGATGAAACTGATGTTAACGATTACTTGGAGCAACTACTAAATGAACCTCAATGTGATTGCCAAGAATGAACCCTTATCAAAAACTATTAAACAGAAAACGAAAATGGACACCAGTACCGATGACTGCTGGTACATGCAAAGAGGGCACGGAGGAGACAATATTCCGTGCGCTTGCCTTAAGGAATTTGGAAGTGCCTGTGGGAGATTTTATAACTGATGCACTTTCCAATGAAGTTCCAGACGTGGCACGGGAACTACTCGAATCCAATGTCAGGGACGAGATTAACCACGACTTGGCTCTTGGCTTCGTCGCCAAAGCTTACGGGGTGGATGAGAAAGCTGAAGCTGAAGCGTTACGGTTACGAGATGCTTGGATTTCGCATCCTGATCACACGATCGCAAAAGCAATGGTTGCCGAGCGTTCAATTTTCTTCGTTCTTTTACCATTCTTCCGCGCTAATGGTACAGCTGGTATGCGAACAGTAAGTGCTGACATAAGTAGAGATGAACAAATTCACGTTGCTACCAATAGTCTTGTTTGTCGGGAGTTGGGGCTTGATATCAGTCCTAGTCTTGATAAGCTCCGCCTGGCCACAATTAACTGGGTGATGCAACCACTAGGTGTCAGCACCGATAGAACCTTAAACAAACAAACTTGGTTAGATTCTAGTGACAACCTGATGTATCAGGGTAAAGCCCCAGAACTATCATTTACACGCTCTGCCAGAATGCCTGCCTTCTTTGAACATGATGCAAGAAATCTCCCCCAATACGCTTGAGATCTTTGGAATGGAAGCGCGAGCAGTCCTTCATGAAATGGAGACGATGTACCCACCTATCACCCCTTCTCCTGATGACTCTATTGAAAAGATCATGTACCGCTCTGGTCAACGTTCAGTTGTTGAGTGGTTAATTAACCGGATGGAAACTAATGGCTAAAAAAAAGAATAGTAAAA